TACTGCAGCAATCGGTTTAAACACTGGTGCTGGAGCTCAAGGAGCTGGTTCGGATGGAATATTCTATTCAGTTTCTCAAAGAGGAAATATCTGGGACGGTGGAAACCCAACTACATTAGCTGATTTCGATTCTATTATCAGTAGACTAGATAAGCAAGGTTCAATCGAAGAGAATGTATTATTTGTCGACAGACAATTTGCATTTGATATTGATGATATGCTAGCTGCTCAAAATTCTTATGGAGCAGGCGGTACTTCTTACGGTCTATTTGACAATGATGAAGAGATGGCTCTTAATCTAGGATTCTCAGGATTTAGAAGAGGTTATGACTTCTACAAGACTGATTGGAAATATCTAAACGATCCTACAATGAGAGGTGGTCTTCCAACTGGAGCTGGTTCAGGTCGTATCAACGGTCTATTAGTTCCTGCTGGATCAACTAGTGTTTATGACCAAATTCTTGGTAAAAATGCTAAGAGACCTTTCCTACATGTACGTTATAGAGCTTCAGAAACTGAAGACAGACGTTACAAAACTTGGATAACTGGATCTGCTGGTGGCGCTGCTACAACAGATATAGATAACATGCAAGTTAACTTCTTGTCAGAAAGAGCTGTTTGTACCATGGGTGCTAACAACTTCTTCTTATTTCAAGAATAATAGTTGACACTAAGGGGGGTATTGCCACGCATGCAAAGCCCTGCTAACGCCCCCCTTTTTTTTATAAACTTTAAATTTAATTAAATGAAAAATACATACAAGAATAAAGCCTATAGGCTTACTCGAGAGAACGCGCCTTTGTCTCTTATACTAGCTTCTCGACACACACAAAGATTTCCTTTACTTTGGTTCGATGAAGAAACTGGCGTAAACAAACCACTAAGATATGCTAGAAATCAAAAAAGTCCTTTTCAAGATGAACAGGATGATACCGCTATTCTAGAGCCAATAGTTTTTGAAAACGGATTTCTTTCAGTGCCAAAAAACAATCAAGTGCTACAAAGATTTTTAGAACTACATCCTGGAAATGGAAGAATATTTGTAGAGGTAAATAAAGAGAAAGAAGCAGCCGAGAAAAATGCAGCACTTGACTTAGAAGTTGATGCTTTGATAGAGGCTAGAGGATTGAGTGTAGAGCAAATAGAAAACGTAACACGTGTTTTATTTCAAAAAGACCCCACTAGATATTCAATTGAGGAGTTAAAAAGGGAGATTTTAATATTTGCTAAAACAGCACCAAAGGACTTTTTAAATATGATTAAAGACCCAGCATTAAAACTTAATGCAGTCATTCAATCTTTCTTTGACAAAAAGCTGTTAACACTTAGAAATAATAAAAAAGAAATATGGTACAATACTTCATCAAACAAAAAGAAACTTATGAATGTTCCTTACGGTGAAGATCCTTTATTTATGGCGGCATCTTTTTTTGAGAGCGACGACGGTATTGAAATGTTTAAACACCTAAAAAACGTAGTTAAAAACAGCTAATTATTTGTTGTATCTTTGTTTTTTGTTTAACCCATAAATTTTTTAAAAATGGCAAAATATATTACATTCGATACAGCTAGTGACGGAAATGTCCATCTTGCTGTTGATGACATTCTTTATGCAGAAACTACAAGTTCAACTGCTGGAACAATTTTTCTAAAAGGCGGAAGTCACAAATTTACTGTTACTGGAACAGGGTTAACTTCAGGTTTTGGAGAAAACGTTAACGCTGCTATAGTAGCTGCAAATCAATCCAAATGGACTGAAGTTACTCACGCAGTATCTAAAGATGGAGGTTTAGCGTTTACAAGCGTAGCAGTATCTACTATTTAAAGTTTACTAAAACATTCATGAGAGAGGTCAAAATCAATGACCTCTTTTTTTTTGCGTATCTTTGTACAAACTGAAGTTCGATGATAAACTCTGTACGAAATACTGTATTAGCGATTATAAACAAAAATAATTACGGGTATCTTTCTCCATCAGATTTTAATTTATTTGCCAAACAAGCACAGCTTGATATTTTTGACGAATATTTTGTAAATTATAATAGACAAATCAATGAAGAAAATGCACGGGTTTCAGGAACAGGATACGCTAATATAAAACAAGGATACGAAGAGGTGATTGATACTTTTTCAGTCACCGCCACTTTGACTCAAAGCGCAGGGAATGTTTATACGCTACCAGCTGATTATTATATTATTAATAAAGTGCTGTGCTCTTCAGGAGCAGTGTTTAAAGGGGAAGCCGAAAGAGTGTCGCAGAAAAAAATCACTTTACTTAACAACTCTTTGCTTACTGCGCCGTCTACCAATTTTCCCGCTTACACTCAGCAATCTAATTTAATAACTATATTTCCATCTACCTTCAATGGAGCTACAGATATTGATTCTCAATACATAAGATACCCTCTAGATCCTAAGTGGACATTTTCTACCATATCAGGAGGTGTGCCTATATTTGACCAAAGTCAAGCTGACTACCAAGATTTTGAGCTTCCGATAGACGATGCAAATGATTTGGTTGCTAAAATTTTACAATATGCTGGTATATCAATTAGAGAGGGAGACATATTTAAATTTGGACAAATAGAAGAACAAATGCAAAATCAAGAAGAATAATTATGGCTTACATAGATCAAAAAAAATATTATACCAATGATGGTGCAACCCCTACGGATGGTAATTGGGGGTCTTATCAATACGTTTCCTTAAAAGATATAGTGACTAATTTTTTGCTTATGTACCAAGGAAACCACGCATTAGTAAACAATGTTAATAGATTTAAAATATTATTTCATGCGAAAAGAGGTATCCAAGAACTTAATTATGATGCATTTAAAATTATAAAATCTTTACAATTAACTATATATGATGATTTAAAATTTGTCCTTCCGCCTGATTTTGTTAATTGGGTGAAATTATCTTTATTCAAAGATAACGTCATAAGAGACTTAGTGGAAAACATTCAAGTTCAATCTGCTACCTCTTTTGTACAGTCAGGTAGCTCCACCTTTACTTATGACGCAGATGATAATGTAAATACGCAAACCTCTGGATTAGATACCGCACGAACTAACGGCACACTAGAGAGTATATATTTAAGAAATCTTAACGATGAAAACGCAAATCCAGGACTTAATAATTTTGATAATGATATTTACGATTCTCGTATTGGAGCACGTTACGGCCTAAACACAGAGACTGCTAATGTAAATCCTACATTTACTGTTGATCGTAAAGCAGGAGTTATAAATTTTGACTCCACAATGGCAAATGAGCAATGTATACTTCAATACATTTCCGATGGTTTAGAAAATGGAAATGATGATGCGGTAAATGTAAACAAACTTTTTGAGGAGTATATATACGCTTATATTAAATATTCTTTGCTAAATAATAAATTTGGCGTTCAAGAATATATTGTCAATAGAGCTCGTAAAGACAAACAAGCACTTTTAAGAAACGCCAAAATAAGACTAAGCAATATCCACCCATCAAGATTATTAATGAATTTAAGGGGTGAGAATAAGTGGATAAAATAAAATGGCAAGGACTCAAAGAAATTTTGTATTAGGGCGAATGAACAAAAGCCTTGACGAAAGGCTTCTTCGTAATGGAGAATATGTAGATGCCCTTAATGTCCGCTTGGGTTCTACAGAAGAGTCTGAAGTAGGTTCAGTAGAAAACACAAAAGGAAATACACAGCTTAGTGAGTTATACTTTATAGAGCCAGGAACGACAAACTCAATTTCTTTAAGTGACCGAGCCAGAACTATAGGTGTTTATGAAGACGGTGCTAATGAAACAATTTATTGGTTTGTTCATGACCCCGCGTTTAGTGTAGGCAGCACAGGTAAATTAGATATGATATTATCTTTTAATTCACTTACGGGAGAAATAATATATCATATAATTAGTATAGACGACGGCGGTGGCATAAATACAACTTTAAACTTTAATCCTCAGTTTTTAATAACAGGCACAAACAAGGTGGGTGATTTGTTATTTTTTACAGACTTTTTAAATCCACCACGATTTATTAACGTAAAAAAATCTTATGGCGAACCTCAAGTAGCTACTCCTGTTACCCCTACAGGCGAAGTTGTATTTAGTTTCACAGCTGGATCAATAACAAATAGCGGAATAACACGCGTCGGATTTAAACAAGGTTTAGTTCCAGGATGTCCTACACCTCTAATTGCAGTAGGAGCAGGAGCTGCGCCTACTACCACACAAATAAATCTACCTGGTACAGGATGTTACAACACTATTGTAAACGCTATATCGGTAAACGCTGTTAAGACAACTAGGGGATTTGGAATCATAGGAGCAAACAGCTTGAGCACTTTGGCCCTTATCGAGTTTAATGAATTATTTGGAGTTGTAAATACCATAACTCTAGGTTTAATTACAGCCGATGGAACAGGGAACCCTGGTTCAGGAATCTTAAGTGGGAATATTACGGGTAGTGATGGTTCTAGTGGCACTTATTATTCTAGATATGAGCCGAACCCTACGCAGTTTACGGACGATAATGGCAGTGCTTTTAATCCTTCTAGCTCTGGAACAGTGAGTTTGATTGGACTTACTTTAACAGATGGTGTAACCTATACTTTAACAATATAATATGTCATATACTGATACATTTAGCGCTGAAGATATACTGGTTATAAAAAAACCACCTATTGCTGCGCCTACAATCGCAACAAGAAAAGTGCCAAATGGAAGCACTTTTTTGCAGGATAGATTCGTTTGCTTTGCTTATAGGTATGAATACGAAAACGGAGAGTTTTCAGCTACATCGCAATTTAGTGAGCCTGCATTTTCGGCAGGTATTTACACTTTTAGTCAGTCTAGTTTTTTAAATGAAGGAATGTTAAACGAGATCAATGAAGTTGACATTACTTTCAATACAGGTGGTGAATTAGTTAAAGGAATACAGCTTTTATATAAAGACATGAATGACCCTACTATCAAGGTTATTGAAACCTTAAATAAAGCTAACGATGGTCTTCCTAATTCAGGGGATTTTACTTATACCTTTAATGACCAAAAAATATTTACTGTACTTCCTGAGTCTGAAATTTTAAGACTATATGATAATGTTCCTCTAAAAGCTCAGGCGCAAACATTGATGGGAAATCGTTTAATATACGGCAACTATTTTGAAGGATATAATTTAAAAGATAGGCAAAATAGAGCGGTAAATTTTACTTACAATGTTAATATAGAAAATCAAGAGTTTGACCAAATAGACATCCCTGATAGAACAGGTGACGGTAACTTTACCTACGGACAAACAGGAAATATAGATAACTCAATATTTATAATTGATTTAGGAAATAATGTATTAAGCAAAGGATCTGTCATATCGTGGGAGTTTACTTTTCAACACTCATCTTTCTATAGCTCATCAGGTGCTGCCCCTACCGAGCTTACTAGTGGTGTAACGGTAGGTTTTAACTACACACTCAACAGAGATTATGATACGGTTTACGACTTGGCTACAGATGCAACTGATGGAGGATTTATAAATGCAATAGGGACTGCTTCAAACATACAGACTGTTACAAATTCATGTAACGGGTTTACATTTACCGATGAATTTAACTGCAAAATTCCATCAACTTTAAACTCTTTTGCAAAAACTAATAGCGGCATAACTGGTGCAGGACAGCCTATTGCTATATCTGCATTTAGTGGACCTGAGAACTCTACTATAGGCTTACAGCTTCTAGCTATGCAATGGGTCGATGGGGTAAACACCACATACGAATATTTTCAGGTTACTTCAGGTAATGCTTTTTTTACTACCTCAACCGATAATTATAGTTTACATAGCAACAGAGATTATGAAATAGGTATAATTTATATGGATGATTTTAACCGATCATCTACCGCTTTAGTAAGCCCATTTAACACAGCACATATTAGTTGTGGAGATTCAAGGTTCGTAAATAAATTAACTGTTAATATCCCTGGTGGTCAAGCTGGGGGAGCTCCTGCTCAAGTTGCTCCCTTTTGGGCCACTAGATATAAGTTTTGTATAAAATCTAGTAAGTCAACATACGAAACAATATACGTCTCTACCTTTGTACAAGAAGACAATGAGTCCTCTGTTTATTTTTTACTACAAGGAGAAAACGCAAACAAAGTTGAAGAAGGAGACAGGTTAATTGTAAAAAGAGACAGCTCAGGTGCTTTGCCTGTATGCGCTGAAGCGGTGGTATTAGAAAAAAGCACACAGCTTAAAGGTTTTATTAGTTACACTAATCCTTTGGATAGCACAGACACTATACAAGCACCAGCTGGAGTGTACATGAAAATGATACCTACAAATTTTGCTGTAAATACATTGGCTAATTCTTTTATTACATACGGTAATTTATCAGACGAATCAGTAAGAACTGGAAATAATCCTAGAGTATTTTACCCTGTAACTGTAATAAACCCAACAGGATCAGGAGCAACCGCAAATATTGATTACACCCTTCCAGTGGGTAGTACAGTTAATATAAGAATAAGTTCCGATAGACCAGGGGGGAGAGCTGATGCGCCTTGTGAAAATCAATTATGGACCTACGAGCAAGAATTTACTGTAGATACTGAATATTCAAATTTTAAAGAATTTTTTGATAATGAGGGCTTAGGCACATCAGTCACGGGTGCAATACAAAAAAACTCTAGTTTTGTTCAAGGAAGGCCGTCTCAAAATAGAAGTTTCGACACAGGGACTAATATAATTTATAATAATACTTTGTCTAGTAGTGCGTCAGATCCTACTTCTTCATCATTAAGCGCAGGTGATACTGTTTTTTATTTACAGTTTTTCAAAAACACTAGCACAGGTAAAACTTTTTTAGGTGTTAGTGGAGGACGAAATTGCGCTGGTCGAAGTAATCCAAGGTTAGATGTGGATATTGAAGTAGTAAGAGCTACTGCTTCAATTGTTTTTGAAACTAAACCAGCTGACGCTTTGCCAGATGTGTGGTTTGAAAACAACGAATCTTTTTCTATAGACGCTTTAGGTCAGCACGCTGGTAACATTCAAAATCAAATTGTTGATTTTAACAATGCGGGTGTAATAGCTCGAGATGCTGTTATCGAAACTAACTTTTCTAACTGTATCTCATTTGGAAACGGAATAGAAAGTTTTAAAATTAGGGATGCAGTAAATGGAAGAAATTTAGAGTTTGGAAATAGAGTTACTTCTACCTCTTCTCAAATGTACAAAGAGGCTCATCGGTTTGCGGACTTAACATACAGCGGTGTGTTTAATGACGAAACCAATGTTAATAAACTTAATGAATTTAATTTGGGCCTAGCTAACTTCAGCCCTCTTGAAGATTCTTTTGGACCTATTAGAAAATTATATTCAAGACGAACAGATATATTAACCCTTCAAGAAGATAAAATTTCTTATGTTCCTGTAGGAAAAGATTTACTTACAGATGCCGCAGGTGGTGGCACATTAACTAGTGTCCCTCAAGTGCTTGGCGTTCAAATTGCAAGAGAGGAAGAATATGGTATAAGTAACAATCCAGAAAGCTTTGCTGTATGGGGATACGACAAATACTTTGTTGATGCAAAAAGAGGAGCTGTGATTAGGTTAACTGGCGGAGGCACCTCGCAAGAGCAATTAACGGTGATATCTCA